AGAGCATTGTCTTTGGCTTGTGTGTCAGGCATTACCTGAAGGGCATAGTAGAGGCTGGTCTGGGGGGAAGCCATCCAGTCCCTTAGGAATGCTTTGTCGTAGGTAACCACGTCGCTCCAGCTGTTGTAGCTATAGCCGTGGAACAGCAGGGTATCTCTGTAGAGGCGTACCAATCCATCAGCTACCCGTTTGTAGTCCTTCCAGCCTACCTCTGACGCGATCTCACAGTCCGGCGGATAATCATAGGACTGAACTCCAAACGTGCCAGAATCACGATCAACATGGCGGCTGATAGGAGGAGCCAGCTCGGGGGTGGTAGTGTAACCCCGAAGATCAGTGTACTTATAACTACAAGACGCTGTAGGGGCGATAGCGAACGCACGGCACATCCCAGCCTTCCTAGCCACAGCAGCAGCCGAATCAATCCCCGCTGCAAAGTACGCAACAAGAAGATCTTCCGGGGATGTAGGTTCTGGAGCTGCTCGGCAGTACCTATCAATAGCAAGTCCGAAGTCTTTATAGCTGACCTTATTCTGTGCCAAGAAGTTTGCAAGTCCCAGGACCCCGAGACCAACCTGCCTATCAGTGGTAGACGGGAGATACTCTCCAGTCTCTCCAACTCCCGTGCGGCCGTGCAACTCAATAAGTTGGGACATACCCTCGGAGAACACATCAGGAAGATCCTTCGGGTCACAGGCGCCGAGGTTAACGTGCTGGAGAAGGCAGGTTCCCCTTGATGGTAGGTACACTTCAAGGCACACGTTTCCGTAAATGCGCTTACCGTTTTCATCGTATCGGATTTTGTTGAGCCAGATGTCACCCTTTTTGATTCCGTCAAGGGTGGCTTCAATGAGCTCTTCCGGTGCGGTGAGTAGGAAAGCAGGGTCTACGTTCAAACAACGCTTAACCCAAGGAAGCTCGGTGCGCTTGGCCTTAACGAACTGAAGGGCGTCTGGGTGTTGGTAGTCAAGGTGAATTACTACAGCGCCATTCTTGTATACACCTCCCCTACGGAGGGTTTCGTTGAGGGCTGAGTAGATGCGAGCAAACGACACAGGGCCGGAGGCCGTAAGACCATTGCCATTGTCGTGCCCCTCTGGGCGGATTTTGCTTAAGTGAATGGCACAGCCAGCTCCATTGCGGAGGGCATGAGAGGCAAACCGCCAGGAGGCTTCAATGCCTTCGGGGCCCTCCATGCTGTCCTCCACAACGAAGACGGTGCAGCTGACAGGCAGACGAGATTCCGGGTTGTCGATCCAGTTTTGGACACGGCCGGTCCGGGCGATGGTGGAGGGTGTGTCTCCGAGGTCAGCGAAAGCGGTCATAGTAGGTCTGTGAGAATAGGGGGGTGGTATTGGTATCCTTTGAGTATCTTACCATCTTCTCTGCGTAGGGGCTTGCCGTCAACCAGTTTGCTCATGTTGGAGTCGTGGACGCGGTCAAGGGCCGTGTCTAGGTCCCACCCGCGACTGACTGCATACTGGTAGCACACATAGACCAGGTCGGCCAGCTCCTTTAGTTGGTTTTCTAGGGAACCACTATCAAGCTCGGTAGTGTACTCATCCCTGAGCTCGCTGTACTCCTCCTCAATAAGGCGAAACTGGAGCTCATGAACCATTTCATCAGGGGTGGCGATGGGTTGGCCCATCACCTTCCGGAACGTTAACGCCTGTTCTAGGTGTTTCATCGGTTGCGGTTCTGTTGAATGGAAAGGATCTTACGCTCCACGTAGGCCCTTACTTTAAGCCAGTCGTCGAGTTCTGTTTCGTGATTCTTGTGGCCAGCACGGCAAACGTACTTAACGCAGTTACCAGCCAGATAGTCCAGCTGCTGATCCACAATAAAATCCCAAACCTCGATACTACCGCGCTTGTAGTGGGAAGGATCATGCTTTGTCATTGGGTTCAAAGAGTTCTTTGTAGGCAGGGTTGTGCCTAATTTTCCAGAGAGCGTACTCGTTCCAGAGTCGCCCCAAGGGTCCTCGGTGGACGAAGGCTTTGTGGTCGATCCACAGCCGGAGTCCGAGGGTGACACGAAGCCACACCAATCCAACAGCGGTGGGTATGGCGGAAAGGAAGAGGTCAATCGCAAGGAAGGCATTGCGGTCAATAACGTAAAGGAGCACAAGGACAGCAGCAATGTCCAAGACGATCATCAAGCCGGTGGGGTCCATAGGATTGGTTCCTTGGTGGTTGAGTTGTACTCACCTGGCCGGAGGATCCTAGCCAGACGGGCATTGCGGATGGCGTCGTCAAGGGAAAGGCCTGCTTTTTGGTAGCCCTCAACAATGGTAGCCCATATGTCCTCGGTGTTGTCAAGCATCTTCTTGGCTCCTACCGCACCCACCCCTGGAATGCCCTTGTAGCCGTCTACAGGGTCTCCTGTGATGACTTGGGTCCAGAACCAGTAGTCGGCCTCCTCGGGGGTCACGTTGACCTCTACGTCGCCGTTGTAGAGACGGCAGGCAATCTGCTTCATGTCCTTGTCGGGACTAATCAAGACAAAGTCAGAGGGGTCCAGGTGACACTCCATGCCCAAGGCGTCGTCGGCCTCCAGCTTCGGGTAGCGGACCACCCGGTAGTTGGCGTTACACCAATCGAGAAGTCGCTTGTAGCCCACTGGCTTGCGCTTGGTGCGTTTGCCCTTGTACTCGGCATCCAGTTCCTTGCGGAAGTTACGGCTGTCGGAGAAGTAGAGGGTGACGTTGTCGGTATCGAAGTGGCGCTTCAGGACATCGATCTCACTGTTGAAGGTGCGGATGACCTCGTTGAAGTTGGAGGCAATCGTGATGAGGTCCTCACCCCAGTCCAGCTCGGTCTCGTTAGCTGAGCAGGTCCGGTAGGCGTAGAAGTCAGCATCAATGCGAAGCTGTGTGCTAGTGACAGTCCGCCCAACTGAAGCCGTGCTTGGCTTCCGCTGCGAGCGGGACTTTGAGGCCAAGGTCTTCGCCGACGATGGGCATGGTGTGGGTGAGGATGATTTCAACGTTTTCGACATGTGGGGGTGATACAGCAAGTTGTTGTTCGTCGTGGATGAATCCCAATGGTTGGTAATCAACGCCAAGGATGAGGCCTTCTTCGGCAAGACATCTATGGGTCTCTACTACCCAGCTTTTACAGACGATGGCTCCAGCTGATTGAAGTAGATAGTTAAGGGCAGCATGCTTCTTGCCTTGAAGGCGGATGAGCCTGCCGTCTAAACCCCTGAGTACATCACCTTTGGCCTTTTCAGCAACGGCTGAAAGAAGCGATTGAAGGCCCGGAATCGCTTCAGTGAACTTGCGGCGGATTTCCTTACCGAGGCGCTTGGCCTTGTCCCCCTTAAGCAGGGGGTCGGTAGTCGTTCCTAGCTTCTCATCACCACCCCCGTAGATGAAGCAGTAGGTGATGGACTTGACGGCCTTACGGGTAACCCCTACGGCGTCGGCATTGATCTGGTGGATGTCACCGTTCACAACAATGTCAGCGAACCGACCACCATCAAAGAAGGCCAGGTAGTGGCCAAGCATGCGTAGCTCAAGTCCGGAGGCATCAGCCCCCACCTGAACCATTCCCTTTGGGGGTAGGAATAAGGCACGGCAACGTGGGTCACTACTTACCTGCCCGAGGTTGGGGCGGCTGTGGGCATTGCGGCCGGTGTTAGTGGCCAACTGACAGACGTGATGGATGCGGCCCTCTTTGGTGACCTGTTTGAGCCAGGCGTTTTGGCCCTCACTGAGCTGACCCACAGCCTTTTGAAGCTCCAAGAGTTTGGCAAAGGTGCGGCTCTCTTCGGTGTCAAGGGCTAGCAGGACTGATTCATCGATCTTTGGACGACCGGTCTCAGTGAACTCCTCAGGCTGCCAGTCCCTCCATGTTTTGAAGGCCCAAGCAATGTGGTCGCGGCTTGTGGGATTGAACTCCGAAAGCTTGGTAAAGGCTGCCCCTTCGAAGTACCCCTTTGTGGAGTTGTTTCGTTTAGGGGTCATCTCCTTGCCAGCAACGTATGGGAATGTAACTCGCATGGCGTCTGCCAGCTTGTCCATGTCGCCCCGTAGTTCCCCCTCCAGTCGCTCAGCAGCCGATACATCAAAGGGCCACCCAAGGGTTTCTTGTTGGGCCATGATGACCCCACAGTCGTGCTCCAGTTTGATGGATTGACCGAACTTGTTCAGCTTAGGAGCGAACACCTGAAATAAACTCATGCCTACGTGAACGTCTTGCTCACAATAGTCCTCCATCTCTTGGGACCAGTCGGCCCAGTCGGTGGTCTTTGCAAACTGCCCCTTGTAGTCACCAAGGCGATAACCCCAGGACTCTAGGCTGTGCCGACCAAATAGCTTTGGAGGCATACCAATAGGACGTTTGCGGAAGTCCCTGGTCAGCCTGTCTGGGTAGAACAGCCGACTGAGGATCAACGTATCAATAAGGTCAGCCCTGTATTCAAAGAAAGGGTACAAACCTTTAATAACGGGCAGGTCAAAGTAAACGATGTTATGACCTACTAAAAGCTTGGCCTCCGCAAGGAGGTTGACGCCCTCAGTGATGGATCTACCCAGGCCCGTGTCGTTGAAACGGAACACCTCATTGGTGTCCAAGTCTTTTATGACAAGGCAGTGGATGTGATCCATTCCCTTACGGGGCAGGCCGTTAGTCTCGATGTCAAACAGAAGTCTCAAAAGGGGTCCTCCCCATCGAAGGTGTTGGTGGAGTTAAACGCGGCCGTGAGGTCTTCTACCATTCGACCTGTTTCGGTGTTGAAGGAGATGGTGCCAGCCGGTCCTGTCTGGCCATTGAAGCGGTTCTTTAGCACCCTGATGTTGCTGTAGTCGTCACCGGCAGAGAGGTTGCGCTCTAGGGCTACCACGAGGTCACTGAGCTGGACGATGCTGTGGCTGCCCCTTAGTTGGCCAAGGCTGACCTGCTGGCCGTCCTCGTGCCCCTTGTCACCCTGTGGGCGCTTGAGGTGGCTGATCAGCAGCATGCCAACACCAGTCTCCTCCACAAAGGATCGAAGCTTGGTCATGGTGATGTCGATCAGCTTGCGTTCGTCGTGGGACTCGTTGCCCGACATAAGGATGGACAAGTGATCAAGGATGATCCAGTTAACTTCCTTGGCGAGAGCCATGAACCGACAGTCGGAAAGAATTGCATCAGGGTCCACAGAACCAAAACCATCTCGCAGAAATACCCGGCCAGTGCCCAACGAGGCGTCGAACGCATCCTTGAGGTCATCTGCTGGAATCTCATTGTTCAGGTGTAGGGGTTTGTTGGCCTTAACCGACATCAGGCGTAGGGATGTGCGTTGGAGGTTCTCCTCAAGGGCAATGTAGCCAACCGACTGGTTTTGATCTACCAGGGACTGAGCTACCTCACCACAGAAGGTGGACTTCCCGACGCCGGAACCGGCCGTGATGGTGACCAGCTCGCCTCTCCGAAGACCACCAGTAACACGATCAAGGGAAACATAAGGCCAATTAGCATCCCTGCCATGGAGTGGCCTAGTTGCCAGATCAAAGAGATCTCGTCCGTCGATAACAGTCTTTGGGCTGTAGCGTTTCTTGTTCCAGAGGGCCTGCCTGATGGCGTCGGTGTCTCTGGCAACAAGGGCCTCGTTGGCGTCTTTGTAGGGGTGGGTGGTGGCAATGAAAAGTTTGTCGTGGGGAAAGAGAGTCGCGCAGTCTTGTGCTGCCATCTGGCCCACGTCGTCATTGTCAAACAACAAGACGATCTCATCAAAGCCCATTAGCCACTTCATTTGATGTTGAAGGGACTTTTTAGCTGCCTGAGCACCGTTGGGTAGGGACACCACGGGCCACGTAGGTCGAGCCTGGTAGACCGACAAGCAGTCTAGCTCACCCTCGGTAACTACGATGGACTTACCTTGGCCCCAAAGCTGCTGACCAAACAAGGTGTGGTCTTCGTTCTTACCAGTCCAGCGGAAGTCCTTGTCAGAGTCACGGCTTTTGAATGCCACGAGCTGACCGGATTGGGCATAGTAAGGGAACCTAATGGTCCTAGTTCCTGGGTCGTAACGAACGTTGAACTTCTTGCAGGTGTCCTCTTGAATGGCCCTGGTCTTGAGGGGGATGATGTCCCCAGTGAAGTCCATATGAATGCGGGTGGAGAAGTTGTGGCTTGTGGTTTGCTCACCGGTTGCCCCTGTGTGGTGGCCGCAGGAGAAGCAATGCTCATGGCCATCTGAATAGAGGCTATTGGCATCACTACTCCCACAGCTGGGGCAGGGTTGGTGGCAGACAAACTCAGAGTCGTCTACTGGAACCATTCGGGTGGAATGTCGTGGGATGAGGCCCAAAGAAACCCATTCTTTTCAGCCCATTGGGCATAGGTAGTCTTTGAGGTCTTGGACAAGGTGTTGTAGGACTGTTGAAATACTAACCGTATGTCCAGCTCGGGGTGAGCTTTCTTTACGGCCAGCATCTTTCGCCTGTCTTCGGGCTTGAACCAGCCCTTAGCTTCCAAGATCACCCCATTGGGAAGTATGAAGTCCGGTGTGTAGATGGCATCTATGGTGTAGGCCAGCTTAAGGGTTTCGTACTCAAAGGGGTGATCATTTAGTTCCAACCACCGGGCCAGCCTTTCTTCAAGTCGGGACCGGTACGTGCTCATCAGAAGGGCACGTCGTCGTCCTCATCGTCCTCATCAAGGTCGGTGGGGGGTTTGTAGTTGGGACTGTTGGTTTTGAATCCTTCTGACTTGCCGAACAGGGCAGCAACGTCTTCAGACTCAAGCTCACCGGCATCAGAGCCACCACCGCTGGAGACCAGCTTGATGACCTGAGCACCACGCACCTTAAGGCTAGAGCCCACCTTTTGGGCGTAGACGTAGGGTTTGAGGTCAACGATCAGTTTGACCACGGAGCCCTTCCAGATCTGGGTGTCTAGGTCGACGGGGTTGCCGTCTGTGTCTACCCAGGGAAACATGGGGCTGGTGCTTTCGCCACCATAAGACACCTTGACGGTGCCATCCTCTTCCCACTTGGGTAGGGCCTTTTCGTGACGTTTGCCTCCTAGTTTGTTGGCGCCCCAAGCGAGGCACTTTTCATGCTGGGAATCAAACTCAGTCAGAAGGTCAGGTGGAATTTTAAATGAAATGGAGCAGTTGTTGAACTTCCCGGAAGGCTTGAGGGCGTTGATGTACCCCTCCAGCGTTGTGGTGAAGATAAAGCGTCCGTCAGCCATTGGTTGTTTTTCGTGTGTTTACGGGAGAGTGATCAGTCTTCTTTGGTTAGTTCACCACCGTCGACCAGGTAGAGGTCTTCCTCAGCGGCAAGCAGCTCGGCTTCGGCTTGGGCGTCAAAGGTCTCGTCGACCACTGAACGGAACCCAGCGTCGTAGGCAGCTAAGCAGTTACCAATGGAGGCTTCGTCTGAAGCAGCAATGATGAATGCTGCGCCTCCGACTTGATCGGCAAGGTACTCAAAGAAGTCCTCGTCGTTGGTCTCCTCTATGAACTCGTCGTAGAGGTACTCAATGACATCAGGGCTAAAGCCAGTCCGTTCAACGGCTTCCTTGATGCAGGTGAGAGTAGTCATTAACAGAAGAAGTAGGTGGAGTTGGTGGCCTCCCTGATGTTCAGGGTGCCGATTAACACGGAGTCATCAAAGTCGACTCCTAGTTGCGAGGCCCAGTCCCTGAGGATTGGTTTGCTGTACATATCCACGAAGACATCACGGATATGACTGTTGGCCCAATCCATGTCACACGACCGCATGAGAAGACAGTCGTGGATGAGTGTGAAGGGTTTGTCGCTTTTGGCGAAGGTGATGTGAAGCAAAGCAGCATCTAAGCTGTGGATCAGGTTGGGGGCTGACCCACCACGGTGACCACTGCGATCAATGGCCAGTTCGTTCCAAGGTTTGTGAACGCTGGTAACGACACGTGACCCCAGAAGCCTGGTGTTGATCTTCTCTGTGTCTATGGTGCGGCTGTCTTGGATGACAGTGAACCCAGAGGGGGTGACCCACTTGACATAGGGGTTGCCCTGGTCGATGTGGGCTAGGGCTGCTCGTTGGATGTATCCCATGGCCCGGATGGGACCAGGAATCACTTGGGGGATGGCCTGCTGAAAGATGGCCTTGACAACAAGACTCAGCTCAAGGGGTGACCCATCGGGCAGTGTCTTGGGAAGCTCTTCTCTGATGTACCCCCGGGCACTGTTGATGGTGACACCGTATGGGGTGGTCATGACGGTACGTTTGGTCACCTTGCGGTTGATCAAGGCACCATACGCATCAGGAAGAAACTCCTTGGCCTTGTTAGCTACAACAGCGTAGGCGTCGGTTGGACGCAAAGTTGGCACCACGTTGACCATTTCCGCAGCCGATTTGTCCGTTGTCAGCGCAGACAAGTGCTGGAGGCCTGAGCAGGTGGCATCCACCGACACAGGAAGTCCAGAGGTTTGTCGCGTCTGCTCGATCACGCAGTCGTTGTATTCGACACACGCGGCTAGGAAGCACCAGGGCTCCTCAGCAGCTGACCACTCCTTGATGGTGTCAAGTGGGTCTTTGGCGATTCGAGAGATTAGGCTGTGGTTGTCTTTGACCCATGCCTGCCGGTCCTCCATGGTTGCCTTGTCCAGCCCAAAGGTGGTAGCAACTTGAAAGGCAAGCCAGTAGGGGTTGACGGGGCCAGCTTCCTTGAACAGAAACAGGCTTTTATCGAAGTCGGTTCCCTGTGGCGTG